ATCTGCCGCTACCCATATCAAACCTCCCGCGCCATTGGCCTGAAGCAACCATTGGTTACTTGTCCCGTCCCACTGACCGAAAAAATGCGAATTAACATTTGTCGCATTGAAATAAACCAGGATGTCCCACGTTGCTTGCGTTGCTCCCTTTAGACCCGATAATTGCCCGAAACTACAAGCGCGATTTCCCTGCGAACCGCTGAAATTCAGTTGCCGACCATATGGCCCGGTTCCTTGCGTGACTCCTGTGCCCAGTGCTTCGCCCGGTTCGCCAAATACTGCATTCCGCTGTCCGTATGCCGGCTCAAAGGCAAACACGAGACCGTCATTGATCGGACTCGACCAATCAATCGGCAACGCCGACTGTGGCTGCCGCCCCTGAGCTACATCCGGCCAGATGAAGGAACTAAGATCAATCGCGCCCACGGACTACGTCCCCGGCGACCAGCACTGCGCTTTCAAAATCCATCCGGTGACGAGCGATTGCCCGGTCGTGTTCTGGATGTAGTAATCAGTCTTGTCCGAAAGTGCAACGGCGTTAAGGCTCATCTTCCACGTCGTTGCCGTGTTCGTTGAATTCGGTGTAGGGTTGAAATTTCCGACGAATCGCGGCGTCGGCGAAGTCGCAGTCGGAGCGGGGCCGGCGTTGGAGCCGGTCAGGTCATAGTCGACAGCGAACAGTGACAGGGCGCCCGTAACCGGAGCGCTCGAAAAAGCACCGCCGAGCACCAGTTCAAAGTCGGCTAGCAATGCGAGGTTGGTCGTGTTGTCGATAGCGAGCTTGTCGCCAGACACGCTGTAAGCACCAGATGCGACGGCGTTGCCCGCTGTGACGGTGAATACGCTTCCAACGTTATCGCGGAGGATTGGCGTCGGCATTATCTGCCCTCCGCATTCAGGATGTCAGAGACTTCGGTGATCGACACCGGATCGGGGACGATAGCCAGCGCGAGCAGCGCGTTACATGCGTCCGCGACAGCAGGATTTGCAGCGGCAAGCGCCGTGACCTGCGCGCGAGTCGCGTCCATGCCGATATCGAGTGTACCGGCCTTGATAAGCTCCATCGCCCAGAAGACATTGCGATCTGATGCGCCAAGCGCCACCAAGCCATCGAGGAACGGCCCACCGGCAGCGCCGAGCGTGGCAAGGATGGTGCCGATGCCGATGGCGCGGGATTGAATGCGCGTGCGGCCTACCGACACCGCCGCAGCAATCGCGCCATCATCACGAGAGGCGAGCAGCGCCGGGTCGAGCGCTAGGATGTCGTCACGCAAAGCCATGATCAGCTATCAATCGAAAGCGAGGTTGCCGAGATCGCCGAGGTCGGTGCGGGATCGCCGTTGTTCACCGTCTTGACGGTCGAGAGCGGCATGACTTCGAGCATGTTGCCGGCTGATGTCGCGTCGAAAGTCGCTTCGGCCCAGACGTAGTTCGGACCTGAACCGGCAGCGGTACCGAAGGTCATTAGCGAGTTGTTTGAGGTGGTCGGGATACCCGTGCCGGTCGATGCCGTCGTAGTCGTCGCGCCCTGCGTGCCGGCCCAGTTGGCCAGGGAAGCCGCAAGGTTGGCGCGGGTGTAGTTCGTCCATGCGGCCTCAACGACGGATCCGCCGATGCCCGCCTTGAGGGCGTTGTATTGCTCTGTGAAGACCGCGGTGCCGTCGGTGATCGCCTCATTCTTCACACCTGGATAAAGCGTGCTTTGCGCCGCCGCCGTGGTGCCGAGGGTCGTGCATTTGTAAAGGTGCGTTGCGCCATCGTTCGCGGTCAGGCTGATGGTGTCATTGACCGCGTAGGCCGTAGTGTTGGCGCGCGGCCCCTTGGTCGTGGTCAGCAGGCCGACACTGAAGTTAGCCGTAGCCGGCGTGTAGGCCTGGGCACGGTGCAGCCAATCGACGATCTTGTTTGCGAGGTATGAGGTGTAAAGCATGGCGGTTATTCCCCTAAAACTGCGTGACGGCTAAGCCGCAGCGAGCACGGACTGTGAAATGCGCATCGGGTCTAAGCCCGGCGCGAAGCAACAAATAAAGGCATCAGCGAGGTTCGGCGACGCAACATCGCGCTTGGCGAGATCCTTCTTGGACTCAACCTTCACCTTGCCGCTGTTGTCGTAATCCCGCTTGGGCGTTGAGAGTTCATCAATCAGCTGGTCAAGGAACGGTAAATCGCTGGATAGGCTGATGATCTCGTCAGGCTTGAACTGCTGGCCGTTTCTGACCGCGTTGTATGTGTTCCTGAGTCGGTCTGCGACTAACCACCAAGCCTGAGCCTTGATGTTCAGGAACATATCTTTGTTTTTCGTGTGCTGCGAATACTGAGAGTCAGGCCGATAGACCGCGCCGCCGGCATTGAACTTCGCATACATCACCGGCCGCTTGTTGCTGGACTGATTAAGCTCTCCGAACTTCGCGCCCGCCGAAGCACCGACACCGATTGAGTCGTACATCACCATCGCACCGCGCTCATGAGCGGCTTTATAGACGCGGGTACAGGACTTCAGCAGCTCGTCCTCTCCGGCTTTCCACAGGTCGGCCCACTTAACCACAGAGCCATGCGCGAAGATCATTGCGCACTTGTCCTGCCCGCTATCGGCGACGTCGAAGCCCATGCGCATCCGGCCAGTAGGCTCGATTCCAAGCACCTTATGCGCGTCAATAGCAGCCACTAGCCACGAGCGCTTGATTACGGCCTCGTCGTCGCTATCGTTCGGGACGCCGAGGTAAATATGGCTGTATGCCTCTTCGTCTTCTTTCTTTGTGGCCTCGATAATGTCCAGCATCGTGCGGGACAAGAACGGATTCTCGTCGTAATTGATCTTGCGGACTACGGTGTTCGGCGGTGGATTGACAACGAAGCGCTTGTACGCAAAATCAGTTGCAAGCCGCGGATTGAAGACTATCCACACCTGGCTGCCCGACTTCCGTATGGTCGGTTCCAGCGTTTCCCACTGCTCTTCCGTGAGGCCGTCAGCCTCTTCTATCCACAAGACGTCAACGTCTTCTAGCGATTTTATTTCCGGCAAAGATCGATTGATTCCATAAAACATGAACTCGGAACCGGTCGCGCTGTAAATCTTGGTCTTCTGAATGTCAAACCGATTACTGAGGCCAAAGCGCTCGATCTGAATCTTGAGCAGGGCGAAAACGCTCTCTTCTATCCTATTTTGGAACTGTCTCACACACAGGAAGCGCAGCCGGTAATTGTCAGCCAGGAACGTCGCAAAGCCTGCGGCATCCCATGACTTCGAAGACGCCCGGCCGCCGTACAAAACACGGTTCCGCGCCGGCTTGGCCCAAAAATCCCGCAAACATGGGTTAAGCGTCGGCCTCGTTTTCGATAGTTTCCCCATAGAAGTGACCGAGGCCAGATGGCGCAAGCGCATCGCCAGGCTTTGCCATGTCCTTGTTCGCGGCCAGCAGGTTCAGGCCGATTGTGGCCGCGTCATTCGCGCCCCTGGTCATCGCCATAACCGACTTCAGCGCCTCGGTGTTATCCGCGAGGCTGGCCGTCTCGTCGATTCGATCAACCTGCGCATTGGCAATCACGGAAAGCCTATGAGCGGTCATGGCACCATGCTTCGCCGCGCCGCCCAGGTGAAACGAAATCGATTTGAGCGTATCGGTCAAAGTGCGTACTGAAACCTGTTCCGAAACGCTCAAAGCGTCGAAGGCAACCTCGGCGCAAGCCAAGGTCTTTGCTAGCTCTTTGTGTTTCGGAATGCGTTCCGAAATGCGCTCACTGATTCGGCTTGCGCCGATCTTGAATTCCTTCGCCAAACTGCGGATAGATTCGCCATTGATGTTGCGGCGTTCGATCTCTGCCCATTGCTTTGCTGAGAGCTTCGAAGGTCTTCCCATAATGGTTGTCCGATTCCGGCAATAGGCTTATGGCCCACATCGGGCTGCGGTATCGAGAAGGAGGTTCGTTCCTGTCAGCTTATCCGCGCGCTGATCGTCGCCGGTACAGTGACGGTGCGCGAGCGGCAGAAGAGCCGCCTAAGCCAGCGTAACAGTAATCGTAGCAGGTGCATCGACGGTCGTCGGGGCGGGAACGGGAACAGTGAAGGGGGCGGAGACCGGCGAGCCGATGACAGCGCCGGTCGAGTCCAAACGGGCGGCCGAGGCAGTGTAGTCACCGGGCGCGACGTTATCGAACTCGACGGTGCTGGCCTCGCTGTCCTGGACAACCGGATCGCCGACGGCCGGGGTGAGAGTGAAGCGCATGGCGCCAGCGACTTGTCCTACTGCGAGCGCTACGGCGACGAGGGTGATCGAGACAATGACTTTTGACATGGTGTTTCCTTTGGGCGTGCGGGTTAAAGGGCCAGGTGGGCCTTGACGGACTCAAACCACGCTTTGATCGCCTCAACGTCAGCGTCAAAGATGGTCGCGGCCTTGGATTCAATGTCCTGCATTTCCGCCTCGATCTTGGCGACTTCGGCTTTGGCTGCGTCGAGTTTGGCTTGAATCGTTTCGCGGAGAGTCATGGCGTCACCAGAATAGAAAGAGCCGCGGCCTTTTCAGGTATCGCGGCGTAACTCGCCGTGCGAACAGCGAGAGGAGGGAGAAGGGGTAATATGTTAGCGAGCACTTACTTACGTTTGTTAGTACTCACTATCATATGAAATGGCTTACACACTTAATCTAACTTTGGTGCAAGCACTTACTCACTTATTACTTTTAACCCGTGACCCATATCCCCTGACCTCCACCCGTCTATCGGGTTAAGCGCTGTCAGAAGAACGTCACCGTATTGCCGGCGCCCTGTATCGTAGGGCTAAACGCCTGCCGCCCATTGAGCCGTTGCTCTGCTGGCGTCACATGTATGTCAGTACTAAGCCGGTTTATTGCGTCTGTCGGTTATCAGGCGCGGCGTGGGTCAATGCCTGGTGTCTCGCGGTTTGGTTCCGGTCTAGCCCGCGATAGGCTGCATTATCATTCTTGGCTGGCTATACCAGCGCGGCTCGGAGTGCCGGTCAATTCTGGTCGAGCTTCTCGATATCCACCATGCTGCGATAGCATCCACAGCCGCATGTCTCTTTGGTGCAAGTGCCGTCGCAAGGCATGCCCAGATCGTCTTGGTACGGCTCGGGCGCGGCGATGGCCACCGCGAAATCGAACCGAAAGCCATGCCAGCCACTCAGTTTCAGGGCTGGTTTATCCATAGCGCGATCCAATGCAAAAAGCCCGATTCCGGTTAGGTTTCGGGCCTCAGACACAGTTGTGATTCAGCAAGAACTATAAGATAACAGCTACAAAACCATCCGTCAATCATTAATTGCAACGCATTTTTGCGGAATATCGTCCGATTCTTTGGTATTCCTCATTTTGGAACAAATAGACCGGCGCTCGAACTGTTCACGCCGATCGCTCATAATCTGGTTATTCCGGAATATCTCAGAGCGCAGTAGGATGTGGCCTTGCATGACGCGATCACGATA